CGAAAACTTCAACCGCGTTCATAAGGAGTGGGCCGACAGCGAAAACCGGCCCAACCCGGACGAAACCTACTGGGACGCGGTAGACGCGCTCCGCGATACATTTTCCGAGGGCGAGATTCCCCCGGACTGCCGCCAACTCACCGACGCGGTCATCGACTTCCTCGATGAAGTCGATGTCTTCGACCAGCGCGAGAACCCGAACAACTACTATCCTCACGATGCCTTCTGGCGGACCCGCCAGGCCATCGAAGACTGCCTGAAGGCCGAGGACGTGCCCGAACTGCCGCCGCTCGAGCCGATCGCCGAGCTGGCCAAGTTGCCGAACATCACCCACACGCAGATTGCGAAAATGTGGGGCTTCACGGACCGCAACGGCCAGCCGATGCCACACCTGGTCCAGCGCGAACTGAACCATCCCGGGAGCGTCATCAATACCGCCGGATCTATCGACGGCCGGGACTGGGTTGATCCGCGAATTGCCGAGCGGAACGCCGCCAAACAAGCCGCCGAGCGGCACCTGTCGGCATTGGAACGGCCGAAGGACGAGGCCCCGCCGTGCAAGGAGACGCCGCAAGAGCTTTGGGAGCAGAATCTGAGCCCGAAACAGGCCGCGAAGATGCTCCGCACGAGCGTTGAGGAAGTGCAGCGGCTTTGGGACGAGTTCGAGGCCGCGCGGCTGGCGGATGAGGCTGGCGAGACGCCGGAGCCAGCTGGCAAGGGCAAGAAGCAAAAGGCGGGGGTGTAATTATGGGCTGGGTCCGCTCACATTCACGCTGCGACCACCGGATGCGCGCCTTTGTGGTCGATCACCGCGACCGCGACGTACTCGAAGGCGCGATGGAGTTCGCCGATCACCATATGACGCCCGTTATCGAGGGGCTGATCCTGGCACTCGTCGACAAGCATCGGCCGGAGTTGAAGAACTGCACCCTTGAGGGCGTCAACTTCGACTACAGCCGCCGCCAGTGGAAGATCGTAGTTTCGCATCGCTCGCTGCCGAGCGTGCCACTGGGTGAGGAGCTGCCAGAGGAACCACTGGTCCGGCGATTGGATCCTGCCACCGCAAGCTAAATGACCCCCACCCTATCCCTATCCCCTGAGCAGATCGCGGCCGTCTACGCCAGCGGCGACGAGGAGCTACAGCGCCTTGTCTTCGAGGCGACGACGCACCCGTACTACTCGTTCCAGCCGAGGCCGGACAACCTGCGCGAGCACGACGAGCAATCGTCATTCTTCGCCCGGCAATACCGCTTCGACCCGGCTTTGCGGGATGGGCTGGGGCAGTACGTCTACGACTCCCCCGAGCGGTTCAGTATCTGCCTGGGGGGCACTGGAAGCGGCAAGACGCAGGTGAGTGCGGCCAAGACCGCTTCGCACGTGCTGGAAACTCCGCCGCCGCGCGAGCGCTGCCCGTTCTGGGTAATCGGCGAGCATTTCGATCAAGTCTGCCAAGCCTGCTGGACCGAAAAACTGTCACTGCTGATCCCCGAATCGGAAATCCTCTACATCGACTGGTACAAGCAGAAGCGGCGCTGGCCCTACGCCGTGATGCTCCGCCATCCCGTCCACCGCGACCGGGTCGGCTGGGTGCTCGAGTTCAAGAGCTACGAACAGGGCTTCAGCGGCATGAAGGCCGTCAGCATCGGCGGCTACTGGTTCAACGAGGAAGTGCCATATCACCTGGTCTTCGAAGTGCAGGGCCGCTGCCGCGAATACGACTCGCCAGGCTGGGCGGACTTCACGCCGATTGAATGCCGCGATCCAGAATGGCCGGAAGCGTACGACAACCCGCCGGAGTCGTGGAAGTTCTATCACCTCAATTCGCTGCTCAACACGGCGCTCGCCGAAGGCTTCATGGAGCGGTATCTGTCCTCCGTCCCCGAGGACATGCGCGAGCTTCGCACCATCGGCAAGTTCACCACCCTGCGGGGGGCGGTGTTCAAGGAGTTTCGCAAATCAATTCACGTAATTGAGCCGTTCCGCATTCCGCGCGAGTGGCGGCGGACGCGGGGGATCGACTTCGGTTTCGGCAATCCGTTCTGTTGCCTCTGGGTGGCGAAGGATCGGGACGGAACGTACTACGTTTACGACGAGCACTTCGAAGCCCAGAGATTGCTCGATTATCACTCCGAAAAAATCCACGAGCGGGAGTGGGACGATTCGCAGCCGTGGTATGGGCCGACATACACCGACCACGACGCGCAGACCCGCGCGGAACTAGCGCAGATGGGGATCGTTTGCACGCCGGCCCGCAAGTCGATCAATCCCAGCCTCGAACTGCTACGGTCCCTAATGATGGTCCAGGCGAACGGAAAGCCGCGACTGTTCATCTTCAAGAATTGCGTGAACCTGATCCGCGAAATTCAGGGCTACAAGTGGCCGGACGGCAGTGCAGCAAGAAACCCAAGCGATGCGCCACTCGATAAAGACAACCACGCGATCGACGCGCTACGTTATGCCATCTACAGCGATCAGCACATGACCGACGCGAAGCCCGAAGGCCGGCGAGTGCGGGCGGATTCGGGGCGGCATGGCGTATTTTTGAAAGGGCGAAGGTAGATGCCGGTCGACTACATGAAAATTCGGTTTGTTGGCGGCGTAAAACACAACTGCGTAGAAGAAGTTTACGTCCGGCCAAGTGTCGGATTCTACGCCGATGACTCTATGAACGTGATCGATTGCTATACGCTGTCTGAGTGCATTACCAAGTTCGGGACGCGGTTCTGGCAGTACATCTACACCCATACCGTTCGCTGCGCAGCAATTTAATAAGATGGCCCGCTCCCCCCAAACCCGACTGCTAGACGACCTGGCCGAACTGACCGGCCTGTCCGCGCGTCAACTCACGCGCTACGCCGCGGGCAGCTTCGCTGGCAACATGGGCGCGCTCGGCTGGCTGAAAGCCCTCTGGAATACCGTCTTCGGCGGTGTGCGTCGCGGCGCGACCCTGAAGGGCTCGCAGATGCCGCGCGCCGTGCAGCAGACGGTCGAGGCGCTACAGGCCCTCGCCCCGACACCCGAGACGCGCAGGACCGGCCTCGGCGGGAGTTTCAACCGCTCGGAGCTGCTGCCCGAGGCCCAGCCGCAGCGCACCGGCCTCGGGGGAGGCATCAAACCGCCCGGGATCAGCAGGACCGCCGGCGATCTGCCGCCCGGCGCCGCTCCCTTCCCGCAAACAGTCATTCCGCGAGAGCCACCACGCCCCGGCGAACAGAGCCAGTACGGCGAAGAGATTTTCACGCCGCAGAGCAGCAACGTCTTTTCGTTCAGCTATTTCCGCCCGGCAGGCTCGAGGCTCGGCACACTCTACGTCACCTACAAGGCGAGCGGGCTCAATCCGGGTTCGGTGAGCGTCGGCCAGCGGCAACATGGAAAGTCGCTCAGCCGTCAGCAATCGCTCGGCACTCGCGGGAGCACCGTCAGGGGCAAGAAGAACGAGCGGGGCCCAACCTACGCTTACTCGCAGGTTCCGCCGGCGGTTTACACCGGCATGAAGAACGCGGTCAGCAAGGGCAAGTTTGTCTGGGACAAGCTCAGAATTCGCGGGACGATCTACGGCCACCGCTACAACTACGCGCTGGTGCAGGCCCAGGTGACGCCGGGCGTCGGGGCCGGGACTTATATTCCCCGCAAGGCGACGCCGAAGGGGTTTAGGACGCGATCGATCGCCAATGTCGGCAGCGGCCGGCGAGGCTTTCAGACCAGCACATTGCCGCAGCAGAACGGGTTTTCGACCAGAAGGAGGAGGTAATGCAGAAGGCCATCAGCCTGTTTCATAAACGCCGGCAGGAGGAGCAGGAATGTTAGCGAACCGTGTTGATATGGCCATCAAGGATGCTGTGATTGCGCTGCATCCAAACATCAAAGAGGCCCTATGCAGCGAGTTTCGGGGAACCGTCACTCTATCCATGCACGTTCAGGACGGCGTTTTGAATCACCTGAAATCGGGCATCAGCGAGGCCCTGGACCTGGAGGAAACCGGCGAGCGGACCAAGCCGACGCAGGAGCAGACAGCCGCCGTCATGCGGGCGGTCGGGTTCATCCTTCGCGGGAAGCTGCCCAGTGTGCTCGCCCCCGGTTTTCACGGGACGATGCTTTTGGCGATGACGTTCGAAAGTGGTAAACTTCAAAACGCCGAGTGCGAGGCCGAGAAGGTCAGCAAGCCGACGGCGGTTAAAGTGAGGCGATAATGTCAGCCGTAAGCCACATTCTCACACTGCCCGGCCCTGCCGACTTGATCGCAGGCAGCGACCGTCTGCCGTCATGCCCAAACTGACGCAAAGACTCGCTAACGATGATCGGCAGTGACAGGCGGTTTGCAGCGCGTGCAATTTGTTCGATCATCCGAAAAACTATCGGCCTGCATATCCTCGACATTCCAGTTTCATGCCACGACTTCCAATGGACCGGCAGAGTTGAAACCTGCGAAAACGAACCGACGGCGATTTAGCCCGCCCTGACCGCGGAAACGTGATTGTCGTTCGCCTTGGTGATTAAGCCTTAGGCGAGTAAACCTGCGAGCATCGAAACCCATCGAGCCCGCGCGTGATCCACACCGGATTACGTGCGGTTTTTTGTTTCTTGGAAACAACACTGACATGGCCAAAAAGAAGACCGCCGCTGCGAAAACCGGAACCGTGGCAGTTGCCCCCAAGGGCGGACTCCGGCACATGGGCAAGACCTATCGCACCGGCGAGGCCCTGCCAGCACGCTACCAGCGATTGCGGCCCCAAGGTGAAGTGCCGCACGATCCAGCGGCCGGCATCGACGACGCCCCGCCGAACTTCGGCCGATTCCCGCTGCCCCAGATCATCACGTTTCAGGGGCTGCAGAGCACCGTCGCCCGCGTCTACCGAAACCCCGACGAAGCGGTCAAGCACAACCTGGATAACGCCAGGATCATGCGCAACGACTGCTCGATCATGGAGTGCCTGGAGGCCCGCCAGCGAGCTACGGCGCTGCTGAACTGGCATTTGGAGCCCGAGGACAAAGACGACCCTAAGCAGCAAGAGCTTTGCGCCGACCTCACGGCCATCATCAGCCGCACCCGCCGGTTTACCGAGTATCGCCGATCCCTGCTCGAAGCCCTCTGGTACGGCCGGGCAGCCAATGAGCACCGCTTCGGCTTCCAGACGGTCAGGGGCAAGCGGCGGATCGTGATCGAAAACTGGCTGCCGATTCACGGCGACAAGCTGGCGTTCCGCTACGACGACGGCAGCGGCAAGTACAGCGGCAATGAAGTCGGTATCCGCGTTGGACTCGGCCACCACAAGGGCGACGTCATCGCGGGGGATCGGAAAGTCGAGATTACCGATTTCGGCGCGGCGTACTTTCTGGAACCGTGGGAACGGTCTATGGTCGCCATACATCGCCACATAATTGAGGACGGCGCTTTCGAGGACGTGCTATCGGCTGGCCGGATTCACGGCGTCGGCATCCGGGACCGCATTTATTGGTGCTGGTTTCAGAAGCAGGAAACGATGGCCCAACTGATGGAGGTCATCGAGCGAACCGGGACCGGCTTCACGATCTATTACTATCCCTACGGCAACCCCGAAGCCCGGGAGAAGATGCAGGAAGTCGCCGAGCAGCAGGCCCGCACGAACGTGATCCTGATGCCGCGCATGGGCGACGACGCCAGCATGGACTCGTTTGGTATCGACCGGATCGAGCCGTCGACCGCAGGGATCGACGCCATGAGGTCGATCATCCACGAGTTCTTCGGACACCAAATCAAGCGCTACATTCTCGGCCAGGTGCTGTCGAGCGAAGCAGCGGCGACCGGCTTGGGGTCCGGCGTAGCTGATTTGCATATGGATTCGCTCTATCAGATCGTCGACTACGACGCGACGAACCTGGAAGAGACGCTGACGCACGAGCTGGTCCAGCCGCTGAAGAGCTTTAACTTCCCGTGGGCCCGGGACATCTACATCCGCTTCAAGATCGACACCAAGTCGAGCGAGTCGCAGGAGAAGCTACAGGCCGCGAAGACCGCTTGGGACATGGGGGCCAAGATCAAGTCGCAGGACGTGATGGACCTGATCGGCTTCAGCATGCCGACGGAAGATGACGAAGTGCTGCAAAACCCGCAGTTCATGCAGCAGCAGCGATTGTGGGAACAGGCCCACGGCGGGGGGCAGCCGCAGGCCGAACCGGGAAGCATCGAAGATATGTTCGGCCCGCTGGCGGGTTTGTTGGGGCAGGACGGCGGGCAGGGCCCCGAAGGGGACGAGCCACCGGACGACGGCGGAGGCGATCAGCCGCCACCCGACGACGGTCCGGACGGGCTGGGCGTGCAGCGCTATCGGAAGCAAGGCGACGGCGGCATTGCCCCAATTCCATCGCTCGGCGGCCCGCAACAGGGAGGAGCACACCGCGTCGGCGAGACCAAGTCGATCGGCGGTCGAACCTATAGGCTCAATGAGAACCACCGCTGGGAGCGGACCGACAACGGCGAAGAGGCGACGGGCGAACACCTCGAGCAGTTGGGTGGGCACGGCGAGACCCCGGATCCACACGCCGCCAAGCGGCACGAGTTCGTCGCTTCCAAGCTCAAGACCGTCGACAAGCAAGTCGCCGGCATGCTGCGCGCCTTCCACGAGTCACCCGAGTACAAAAGGGGTGGCGCGTACACGACGAAGGATTTCCACAAGAAGCAAGCCGGTTCGCTGTACCAGTGGCTGACCCAGAACGCCGGCAAGACCACGGGCGGTGGGCAGATTGTCGACTTGGGCGATGGCCGCATGGGCTTTGCCTCAGAAGCCGGTTCGATGATCGTCTGGCCGGCGGACGAGAACGGCAAGTACGAGATCAGCTACACCAACCGCACCGGCATTGTCGATCGCGGCGCGGGGCTGGCCCCAGGTGCAGAGCCGCAAGCGTCGCCCGAGCAGCCAGCCGTCCCCGGCCAACAGCCAGGCCAGCCAACGGCTCAGCCTGTCACCCCGGGCGCTGAGCCAGTCGCCGAACTGGACGACCCAGCACCGCCAACCGCCCCCGAGGAGGCCGAGGCCCCGGCTGCCGAGCATGGCCAGCCGGCTCCACAAGATCAGCCGATGCAGGCCGAGGTTATCGACGACGGCGAAGGCGGGCCGCTGTCGCCTCCAGCCGCGACCCCGAAGCATGTCGAACTGCGGAAGAAGGCCGACGAGCACCGCGCGAAGCTGGATGAAGCCGTCGCCGCGTGGGAGAAGTCCCGCCAGGTGAACGCGGACCCCAAGGTCATGGCCCGCCACCGCTCGAACGTCGCCGCGCTCCGGGCCATCTGGAGGCACCACGACGACGAAGCCAGGCGAGCGGAGAAGGACCACGAGAAGCACCGCAAGGCTGTTGCGAAGGCCGAAGAGGAAGCGCGCAAAAAGCTGGGCATCGACACCAGCAAGCCGGCCAAATCGTCGAAGCAGTATCGCGACGAGTTCGCCGAGAAGATGGACCAGAATCGGCTCGGAACGAAGCGGGCCTGGAAAGCCGGCATGAACACCGGCAGCGTCGAGTTCGAGAGCGACGACCACCGCGACTTGCACGATCTGGGCGCGAAGATGGCCCGGCAGGCCCGCGCGAAGAACTTCAGCGACGCCGACCGCAAAGAGCTGGGCAAGGCCCGCGAAGCGCTCAAGCAGCGGCTGGGGGTGGATGACGCGACCCTGAGCCAGATGGCCCGCGATGTTTACAAGAGCACCAAGCAGCAGACCAAGGGGATTGCCGACGGCGAACACCGCAAGCTGAAGATGCCAACCCTGACCGCCGAGCAGCCGGCTGATGATGCGCCGCTGCTAGATCAAGCCGAGAAGAACCCCGGCGGCGGCAATGTCCCCGAGGCTTCCCCTGAAGCCCTGGAACGCATGAAGCTGTCCAAGCAGCACCGCCGGTTGCTCGACTACGCCGAGCAGGCATTTGAGAAGCACGGCATCCAACCGAGCGACGCCAACCGCAAACTGATTGCCGACGCGGTCAAAAAGGGCCGACTGAAGACCCCCGCCGACGTTCGCCAGGTGCTCCGGACCGCTAAGAAGCTGCACAGCCGCGGCGACCAGAACGCCGAGGACACGCCGCACGTGAAGGAGGCGTTGAACCGCAAGGCAAGGCGGGAAGGCCGGCAGTCGTGGCAGGCGATCACGAAGCAGAAGGCCGCCGAGTGGGACATGAAGCCGGAGGAATTCGATTCGCTCGCGCGCGAAGTGTTCAGCGACTGGAAGCAGCACCACGAGGCCCGCGAAGTGGCGAAGCAGGCCGCCCGCAAGGCCACCGGGCTATCGCAGGCCGATATTTACCGGCTGGAGAACCAAGGCTTCGACTCCGGCAGCGATCACCCCCGCACGCGAGGCTTGGACGACATCGGACGGCAGCTGGCCAGTCACTTCCCCGAGCTGGGCTGGGGACGCGGCGCCGACAGCGAGGAAGGCGGCAACGACGATTTTGATTACGGCGAGAGCCTTTGGCACCTGATCCGCGAAGGGAAGGGTGGCAAGGTCAGCCGCACGTCGCCGGAGTTCCTGAGCCACATCGACGAGTATCTGCAATCGCAGTTGGCCAGCGCCGGCAGCGGTTCGGACGACGGCGAGGACTGGTCGAACGTGCCGTTTGCGAAGCTGATCGGGGATTACCGCAAGTCGAGATACGCCAAGACTCAGCCGACCGAGGCCCAGCGCGAGGCCGGAAACTACAAGAAAGGCCACATCCGCCTGCACGGCTTGCAGATCTCGATTGAGAACGAGAAGGGCACCAAGCGCCGCCCTGAGTGGCCGACACTGGCCGCCGATTACGGCTACATCCGCCGCACCGAGGGGAGCGACGGCGACCATGTCGACGTTTATGTCGGTCCGGATCCGGAAAGTGAAGTCGTGTTTGTGATCGACCAGCCGAACAAGGACGGCGGCTTCGACGAGCATAAATGTATGGTCGGCTGGACCAACAAGGACGAGGCAACCGCCGCTTACCTGAAGTGCTACACGCCCGGCTGGAAGCTGGGGCCGGTCACCACCATGACCATTGACCAGTTCAAGGCATGGCTGGAAGACGGCGACACCACGACGCCGGTTGCCGATCAGGTCAGCCGCTACGCCCGCAAGGCGATCCGATCTTCCCCCGGCCAGAAATCGATGTTCGGCGACCACGGCACGGGCAGACGCACCGACTGGGACGAGCTCAAACACCCGCGCAATGCAGACGGCAAATTCGCGAAGAAGGGCGATAACCGCGTCAGCAGTTCGCCCAAGCAGATGCCGCTCTTCGACGCCTCGGAGCACCGCAAGGAGAAGGAGCGGCAGGAGGCCGAGTACCGGGCCGAACTTGAGGCCCGCCGGCTGAGGTTTCTCGAGGGGCTGAGATTGGATAAGGAGCACCGCGAGAAGATGGCGGGAGCGCTGGACCTGACCCCGGAGGATGACGCCAAACTGCGGGCCGAGGCCCGGGCTGCCAGTAGCCGCAAAAAGCGGAATGAGGCGATGTTGCCGACGGCTGAGCAGATCGAGAAGGCTAAGTTGGACGTTGCCGAATCGAGCCGCGTTCAGGCGGCGCTCGCCAAGGCACATGCGGAGTTGCACGAGAAGGGGATTGCGGAGAAGCCGAAGCAGGCCGCCGAACCCGCCGCGAAGAAGCCGGAGCCAGACTCCAAATCCGAGGATCAGACCGAGGCTGCCCCCGACCTATCCGGCCCGTTCACGCTCGCAACCGCCGCCGAGCACGCGAAAGCCATCCGCAGCGGCAAAGCAAACGCCGAGCAAATCAAGAACTGGTTCGAGCAATTTCACGCCGACCCGAGTGCCGTCAAGGAAGAGCTCAACAAAAAGACCGTTGCCGAGCTGAAGAAGATGGGCGCTGGCGGCTGGCGAGCCAACAGCATGAAGAAGGCCGAACTGGTCAATGACATGTTGACGCAGATCGGCGAGCAATACCACGTCGGCGAGTCGTACACATGGTCGCATGGCGAGGATCAGCTGGAAGCCCTGCGAAAAGCCGTCCACCGGCAGACCGACGACCACGTAAAGGCTTTCGCGGAGAAAGTCGCAGCCCGCACCGCCGAGCGCAAGCAGAAGATCGAAGCCCACGTCAAAGCCCTGCAGAACCCGGAAACGCTCGACGACTTCCGCAAGGTGGAACGAGCCGGCGGACTCGACAAGTTGACCGCCGAGCAGCGAGCCAAGTACGACGAACTCCAAGCGATCGACCGTCGCGCGAAGGAAGCCGCCAGTAAATCCACGGTCACCGGCCTGCATGGCGGCGAAGAGAAGACCGGCAGCACCGGCATTGTGAAAGGCCACCACCAGAAGCGAAACCAGCCGACCTGGACCGTCACGGTTGAGAACCGGCTGGGGGAGGAAGGTTTTCACCAGGCAGTCACCCGGGCCAAGCAGCTGGGCGGCAGCTACGTCAACGCTCGAGTGGCGAAAGCCTACGGCGCGACGGCCGGCTTCCAGTTCTTCGACGAAGAGAAGGCCAAGCAGTTCCAAGAGGTGCTGTCGGGTAAGGCGGTCGATAAGTCGGCCGACGTTGCCGCCCAAGCGGAAGAGCGAGCCAAGGCAACCGCCGAGAAGCTGAAGGCCGCCGCCGACTCGCTGGGCGAGGCTGCTGACGCCAAACTCAACGCAGGCCGGAAGACCAACACAGCCCGCCGCGCCGCAATGGCCGCGCGCGCTGAGGCTGACGCCCGCAAAGAGGCCGCCACCGCCAAGACGATCGGTAATATCGCCGAAGCGATGGAGAAGGGCGAGGTAAAGCACCTGGGCGGAATTCGGGCGAAGACTCATGTCGAAGCCCTTGACCGGGCTTTGTGGAACGCCAAGTATCGGCGCTATCAGATGGAAAGCCGCGAAGGCAAGACCGATCTGAGCTACGAAGACTACATGGCGCAGCCGCACTCCGCCGAGGACGTCGACGCGGTCGAATACCCATACCCGAAACTCTGGGCGAGCGACCTGAAGAAGCACGCGGGCGAACTGTCCAAAATCCCCGGCCTGAAGAAAATCGGGGCGAAGCTGGCCAAGGCTGCCGAGCAGAAGGTAAAGTTCCGCGGTCAGGCGGGTGGCATGAAACTGAACGGCGGGCAGGTGCTGACGCTCAGCGATCTAGCCGGCACGCAGGCTGGGGCGATACTCAAGAACCAGCTGGGCGACAAGGCGATCCGCGTGCACGCATCGTACGACTGGCGGCTGGCGCAGCAGAAGCCCGGCCACCACGGCGCGTTCTACACGGCCGACGCCGGCGAAACCTGGGGCACGACGCCGGTTGTCGCGGTTCACGCCGCACTCAGCCGCGGCAAGGTACTGGACACGATCGACAAGCCAGAAGATCGATTGATCAGCCTGACCGACCCGGGCGACATCCACGCATTCGCCACAGCCGCGAGCAAGCTCCGCCGCAGCAACAACCGCGATGCGAAGCGACTTGGCGACACGTTGCACGACCGGATCGAGAATTACCACCGCATGCACGCGATGGACATTAAGAGCCCGGCTGAGTTGCGGGCCGCGCTGCGGGAATATCTGCCGTTCAAACAGGTCCAGGACAAGGCCGACCCGGTCAAGGCGAAGGAGCGGGCGCTAATCGGCCAGAAGATCCCCGGATTCTTCCCGACGCCGCGCAGCGTGATCGATCAGATGCTTTCGGCGGCGGATATCCACCCCGGGCAAAGCGTGCTGGAACCGTCCGCCGGCAAGGGGGACATTCTCGACGCCATCCGCGAAGCCCACAGCGACGCAGAAACCCACGCGATTGAGCCGCATTCGTCACTCCGGGAGATCATCGGCCTGAAGGGGCACAATCTGGTCGGCAGCGACTTCCTCGAGCACGACGGCCAGTATGACCGAATCGTGATGAACCCGCCGTTTGAGAACCGCCAGGACGTCGCCCACGTGCGGCATGCGTTCAAGCTGTTGAAGCCCGGCGGGCGCGTCGTGGCGATTATGTCGGCCGGACCGTTCCACGGCAGCCAGAAGCGGGACGTGGAATTCCGCGAATGGCTCGACTCGGTCGGCGGCAGCGTAGAGGACCTGCCCGAAGGCTCATTTGCGGGCAATGATGCGTTCCGGCAGACGGGTGTGAATACGAAGCTGGTTGTGATTGATAAGGACAGCGGGCCAGCCCGCTATCAAAAGTTCAACGAATCCGACCACCCGCGCGACGACGACGGCAAGTTCATCGACAAAGACGAGATTGCGGCCGCGAAGAGCGATCCGTTGGCAGCCGATGACCTGCGAAAAAGGGTGACAGATCCCGGCGAGCTGGCCAAGCTGGAATCGCACATCGGTAGCGAGGAAACAACCAGGAGCGATACGCCCCAGCGAAAAGAGTGGACCGTCGACGATGCCAATGCTTTCGCGCACTCCGTCGAGCCGCTTCACGATGTAATTGACCACGACAAGCTAAATGCACTGGTCGAGCACTTCGAGGAGCACGGCGAGGACGGATGGAAAGGGCGGCCAGTTTTGGCCATGCAGATCGGCGATGGATACAAGGGCATTACCGGAAGCCACCGAACGCACGCTGCACTAAAAGCCCGAATCAACATCCCGGTCTACGCAATCGACGAGGACACGTTGTCGCTGGAGCTTGATGGCGAGCCGCTTTGGCAGGCCCTTAAATCCAGTTCCCTCGACGACGAAGACCGATTGAAGATTTTCCGCGACTACGCCGAAGAGCACCCCGGCAACGAACAGCTGGAAGATGCAATCGACTTACTGTCGCTTGAAATCAGTGAGAACGAATCAGAATTCAAGGTCAATAAGTAGCGGCGAGAGCAAATAAACGCTTGACTTGTCAAGCCGAATTCACCTAAACTTGACCGCATACCGGCATTGAATACCTCAAGCCCGCGTTTGCTTCGGCGACCGCGGGCTTTTTTCGTGCGCCTATGACAACACTCGCACTGCCGATCAGCAGCACGTCCATGATGCCACCAGGCCATCCAGACGATTATGTCGTTCTGGAAGATCGCCCCGTGTGGAAAGAGCACATTGCGCCGGACGGTACACGCTTCGGCCGCGCCGAACTGCAACGAGTGATTGACCGATGCAATGAGCGGATTGCTGATACGGGCGATTTTGCGACGGTTGCGATCCGCCACACGACCGACTCCGGCGACCGCGACCCGAAAGTGATCGGCTTCGCGGGACCGTACAAACTCGGCCGCGTCGGCAACCTGAAGCCCAAATGGGCGATCCTCGCGCGACTCTGGATTTACCGCGAGGACGTTCACGAACTGCGGCGTTACCCGCGGCTGTCTGTCGAATACTGGTCCAGCAAAAAAGACCCGACCGGCGGCTATTTCGACCCGATCAGCCTACTCGGAGCGGAAACCCCCGAGCTTGACCTGGGCGTGCGATACAGCAAGTCGCCCGACGGGGTGCAGTTGATGCGATACAGCAAAATCACCCGCTTTCAGGCGGTTTCGCCCGGCGGCAGCAATACGTTCGTCCCCGGCATGGTGGACGAGGACAAACGCAAAACGACCTACAACAAGGGTGGTCTGATGCTCGATGAACACGACCTGAAGCAAATCGTCGAAGCCATGACGCCGGTTATCAAGGCCAGCGTCGACGAGGCAGTCGCCTCCCTGAAGCCGTCCGGAGAGGAGATGAAAGACGAGCCCCCGATCATCGACGGCGAGGAAGTGCCCCCGGAAATGATCGACGAGCCTGGCGACGAGGCCGAAGGCGACGACGAACTGCCCGAGGGAAACGACGATGACACCGAGGTCGAGGCCGAAGGTGGCGAAGTTCCCGGCGAAGAAGTCGAGCCCGACGAAGGGGACGACAACAGGCTGACCCCAAAGAAGTACCAGAAGGTCCGCGCCGAGCGGGACAAGTACCGCACGAAATACCAGAAGGAAGTCGCAGCCCGCCGCGATGCCGAGGCCGAGCGCGATCAGTACAAGGCCAAGGTCGACGCCGCCGAAAGGGACGCCCGCAAGGCGACCCGCTACCAGAAGCTGACCGAGTTGCAGGCCCAGGGCTACGTGTTCGAGATCGAGGCAGAAGCCGCCGATTGCGAGAGCATGACGGCCGAGCAGTTCGACAAGCACTGCGACCGCATTGTGAACCGCTACCAGCGCGTTCCGATCGGCCGCACGCTGCCGCAGGAGCCGGCGAAGCGCTACGCCGGCGAGAGCCCCGAGCAGCGCCGCCAGCGATATTCGAAGCAAGCCGCCGAGATGGCCGCAATCCGCGTGGAGCAGCTGCGAAAGGCCAAAAAGAAGGCCGACTACAAGACGGAGTACGACGCCGCCCTGGCTGAACTGGAAGCCGCAGACGGCACGGCGAGCTAACGGCCCGCCCCACAATCCGAGGCATTGGAAAACCCAAGCCCGCTGAGAAAGCGCGAAAGCGATGGACCGGCGGGCTTTGTTCGTTAAACGACACGCACACCCCTATCAGGAGTTCCTTTCATGCCCTGCGACAATTTTCCGCATGTTGCCGGCGGTGACATCAACCCGTGCCGGTTCGTGACGCTGTCGCCTTCGGCCGACTTCACGCTGCTCGAAGCCAACGCGAACGAGGCCATCATCGGCGTTTCTCACGAGTCGGCGCAGGACGCCCCGCTTCCCGGTGCCTCGACCCTGGCCGCTGCTTCCGGCGACCACCTGGCCATCTATCCGATCGGCAGCGTCTGCCGACTGGAAGCCGGTTCGGGTGGCTGGACCCGCGGCAGCGAACTGATCTCTGACTCCAACGGCAAAGGCGTTGCCCGCGCGACGACCGGAACCACGATTCAGAACGTCGGCGCTATCGCGCTGGAATCTGTCTCGGAAGGCGAGCTCGGCAAAGTGTTGATCGTTCGCTACCCGCTTCGTCCGGCCCTGGCCTAACCGCCAGAGCCGCCGCGGCTTAGCCGCAATCAATCGTCGGTCATTGGACACCCCAAGGCCAAGCAGAAACCAAATCCGCTTGCTATTGGAGTTTGAACATGACCGCAGTTTTTCCCGGTGGAGCCACCAACACCTACGTCCCGTCGACCGAAGCCACCAACAACATGCAGGTGGACTTCAGCCGCAACCCCGACTCGTTCGCGCTGAACAAGTACATCCAGATCGTCCCCGTGAAGAAGGACGTCGGCTACTACACCGAAATGACGGTGGAGCAGGCCGGCCGCATCCTCAATACCGACTTGAAGGATCACCTGTGGGCGGACGGCGAAGACGCCCCGACCCACAACGGCGGAACCGAGAAGTTCGAGTTCAAGCCGTACACCACGAAGCGGCACGTCTACGGCTACCGCATCGGTGGAAAAGCGGCTGAGCAGGCTTCCTGGGACATCCTCGCGCAGCACGGCCGCATCTACGCCCAGCTGGCGATGACGGCCCGCACGCAGAAGGTGATCACCGCGCTGACGACCAGCGGCAACTATCCGACGGCCAACACCTCGGCCGTCTCGAGCATCCCCGGCAACAGCGGAAAGTGGGATGTTTCGACGACCGCGCGCCAGGATATCCGCCGCTCGATCCGCTACGCGCTCGACACGATCCGCCGGCAGACGCTCGGCGCCGTGGCTCCGGGCCAGGCCCTGTGGGTGATGTCCCCGGGCTGCGCCGGCAAGATCGCCGAGTCGCAGGAGATCGTTGACTACATCAAGGGTTCGCCGCAGGCCATGAGCTACATCAAGGGCAACGAAGGCCCGAACGCTCAGTATGGCTTGCCGGAAGTGCTCTACGGCGTCCCGGTCGTGATCGAAGACGCCGTCAAGGTGACCAGCCGCAAGGGTGCCACCAAGGCGACCAGCTACGTGCTGGCCGATACCACGTCGATGATCGTCAGCCGCCCCGGCGAACTGGTGGCCAAAGACGGCCCGGAAGCACCGCGGTTCTCGACCGCCGCCCTGTTCGTTTATGAGGACATGACGGTCGAAACCAAGTTTGACCAGGACAACCGGGTCAACAAGGGCCGCATCGTCGACGACTTCGACGTGAAGGTGGTTGCCGGCCTGAGCGGTTTCCTCTTCACCGCCTGCGTCGACTAATCGCCGTCGGTTGATTTGCACCAGGGGCCCGCGAGTACCGCGCGGCCCCGCATCAGGAACCGGCAGCAATGGCCTACGCAAGCCCGAGCGACATGCAGAAGCGATACGACGTCCGCACGCTGGGAGAACTGGCGTCGGATACCGGCGTGAGGGTGCAGCCGAGCGACTTCGCGGACAACGCCATTCTGCTGGCCGCCCTGGAAGACGCGAGCGGCGAGATCGAAGCGAGCCTACTTCAGGGGCGACGCTACACCGCTGCCCAACTCGCCGACCTGACGGGCAATTCGCTGGCAATGCTCAAGCGGATCACGTGCGAGATCGCCTATGGGCTGCTGTTCGAACGCCGGAGCTACGTCGACGACGACCGGCGGACGGCGGCAATGGAACGAGCCCGGCAGACGCTCACGCGATTGCGCAAGGGCGAAATCGTGTTTGACGTCGACGACGTGAAGGATGCCGGGTTGCCGAGCATCGAAGGCCCGAGCCGGGTCACGATTCAAAACCTCAACCTCACGGTGGACGAAGCGCGGCGCGGGTACTACCCGGCCCGACGACTCCCCGGCGAGTGCTAGGAGATAGGCAGCGATGGCAGTTGAAACTTCTTTGGTCGACGGTGCAGTAGCGATCAGCATTGCCGAGCCCGGTGGCCCGCTGGAATCGCTGGGCTATAGCGAAAACGGCGTGGAGATCACCGAGCAGATTTTCACCGGCGACGTTCACGGCGACCAGAACGGCGGCGATCAGGGCCCGCCCATCGAAGTGCAATACTTCGGCGAGGTGCACACCATCCGCCTGACGCTCACCAGCTGGGACGAAGCGGTGTTGAACAAGATCCGCAAACTGACAGCCGCCGCCACTATCGGCGTGAACCTGACGCCCGGGACGCTGCTGCTGGAAACACACAGCTTTCGTCTGCTGCTCAATTCGACCAACCGGCCCCGCAACTACCTGCGGGTGCTCTTCCGCGAAGCCCGCGAGATCAACAAGGGAACGAAGCACAGCAAGGCGGTTCTTGTCGGCACGGCCTATAAGAACGCCAGCGGCGTGCTCTACAACACCACCACGACCTAATGCGTTTCCTCAAATACCTTTGGTTTCTGCTCTTCGGCCGCACCGATACCGGCCTGTTCGTCTATTGGACGGGCAAGCAGTGGAGGGCGGCCGACCCGATCGTCGTTTGGCGGGCAATCGACCAAGACCCCGAATTCAACCCGGAACGGCACCTGCCCGCGATCGACCGCGGCGAGCTGGACGCCCTGGGAATCGCAGCGGCTGCGGTTCGGCGCATCTTCGACATCCCGCCATTTGAGCACGGCGGACTGGCAGAGCGGCCCTGCGTCGACCTGCTCGACCAGTTCTATAGGTTTGTGGCATCGCTAAAAAAAAGTACCGAGATTCCGCTGACCTCGCCGCCGCCTACGGACCCGCCGTCCTCGGACGGATCGACCATGCCACCCGCTGCGGCCTGTTCTTCAACCTCGAGCGAACCGAAATCCGAAAAGCCGCCCGAGTCGTCCGCGGCATAAGCGAGGCGTTGGCCAAGCGAAAGACCCGCAGCTACTGGGAGGCGGTCAGCGATAGCGCCGAGCAGGCGAACGAACTGCAAGCCCTGGAAGAGATCGAAGCCAACATCCCCACCCCGAAGGAATAACACCACATGGCCGGTCCGCTGGTTGCCCTGCTTGCTCGAGCGACCGCCGCCATGCGTGGCGTCGCCGCGGGCAATGCTGCGCGGGCCGGCGCCGGTCAGGCTGCCCAGCAAGCCGCCGCAGCCGCCCAGGCTCAGCAGGCCCGCGAGGCAATGCGGCAGGGCGTGCGGATGGCCCAAGAAGCCGCCTACAGCCGCCAGCAGGCCCGGCAGAGTGGGACCGATGGTTCGCTGGCCACGACATTCAACCAAGCCAAGGGCGCGATGGCCTACGGCATGCGGACCGGGGATTCAGCCGCGATTGAAGTGGGGATCAGTAAGTTCCTCGAACTGGCCAAGCGCGTATCCCCGATCCCCGGCTTGTTCGTCGCACTGGCCGTAGCCGTGGCCCTGCTGCCCAAGAAGCTGGCCCAGTTCGGATCGGCACTGCTGGAGAGCCGGCGGAACCTCGCCGAAATGAACGGCGGATACGCAGTCTCGTACGCGCGGCTGGACGCCCAGCGGTTCGGGCGATCGGTTCGCCTGGCGGGCATGACCAGTGGAAGCACGGCCCAGCTGGCAGCGGCTACCAGCCGCCTGGAGGACAAACTGCTGCCGTTTGCCGCAGCGGGCATCAACCTGCTCAACAAGATCGTGGCCGGCATGGAGAACGCCACGACGTTCGGAATCACGCTACTTGAAGCGGCTGCGAAGATCGATGTTCGGCTGACCCTGATCAAAATTGCCATCGACAAACTGAATAAAGAGACTGGCGCGACCACCAACCACCTAACCGAGCTGACCAATCGCGTGGCCGACGGCATGCTCAGCGGCCGGAGGTGGAAGAAGTAATGGCCACCAACCTCTATTACAACGGCGTGATGCTGCGGAATGTGTGGATTCGCGACTTCGAGCAAACCCCAATCCGCGACGACTCCGGAACCGACATCCTTCATCAGCGGTTCTTTGTCTCGGTCGAAACCGTCGTCAACCCGCTAATCGTGCGCGGCGTGATCGACTCACTCGGCTTGGCATCCGCTGGCCGCCCCATCAGCCCGAGCACCGCCGGCGAGGCCCTAGCGAGCGCCCGCCGGTTCCTCGCCGAAGACCGGGGAAACTTCCTGCTCGAGATGGAAGGCCGCACGATCCTGACTTCGTCCGCCGCCACCGACGCGAATAACGGCCCCAAGGTGATCCACCTCAGGACCATCCAGGTGTCGCCCGAAACGATCAAGATTCAGTTCGCGATCGAAATCTGCAAGATCGACTGCACCGAGCAGCCTTCGGCGGTCATCAGCAACCGCTGGTCGTGCGTCGACGATACCGACGACCTGCGGCGAATCACTCGCACGTGGCGCGGCAAACTCCGGGTTTCGAACGCGGTCAAGAACCCGCAGGACTTCCGCGGCCTCTGCATTCCCGTACTGCAAAAAGGCTGGCGACGAACCCGGCTGCATTTTGTGGGAGAAGCGAACGCACTCGAATTGGGCTACGAAGTAACCGACGTGCAGATGATCGGCGAGGCAGCGCCGTCTCCCGGTCTGAAGATGAGTTACACCCACACCGAAGCGCTTGGTCAGGTCGGCAACCTGAATACCGGCGATATGGTTGTGCGGATCGACGGCGGGGCGGGGGCCGATAAGCGGGAAATGGTAGAGCGTGCCGTTCAGGTGCTCGTCTTCAAGCTGGTGCTGTCCAAGTTCAGCGAGAAGAAGGGTATTTACAAACACCTGACGATCATCGAGCACGGCGGCGAGGACGTGAATGCGGTGGAGGCCCGGGCAACCGTCATGCGGATCCCAAACCTCGACAGTCAGCCGAACGCCGCTTTCGCGCTCGGCAACATCCTTGTCGATACCTTTGGCAAGCCGCTGGAACTGCCCGAATACGATCCACAGCAGGGCGTCTGGCTGTCCCCCTACGGCGACGGTTCGAACTTCACCACCGCCGGACTTTTCGCCTGCCACCTGCAAAGCCCCTGCGTCGACAACCACGGCATGCCCCAGATTGCGGCGGTCGAAACCGGCGAAGACGGCGAGAAGCGGAGCAACGAAGCCCCGGCAATCACGATCAGCGATCGGCCGCTGTCCGACAAGTACGACGCGCCAGGCTACTCCAACGAGCACAGCGAAGCGGTTTACACCCACGCCGAGATTACCTCGCAGATCATCGTCGGCGGGAACCGGGTGCAGCTGCCGATCGCCACCGCAGACGAGAGCGCCAACGAGACAGCCAAGATCGTCACCCTGGCGCCGAAGACAGCCAAGCTGGTAATTGAAGCCAGCCTCGAGCGGATCGGTGACCAGCCGCAGATCGTCCGCCCAGACGACTTCGAGGCCGGCGGAATCGCTTACAAGCTCCTCTGCTTCAAGGCCAAGCACCACGCCCCCGAGTTCACGGGCGACGGCCGCACGACCTACGGGGCCGATGTGCAATACACTTACGCCATGAGCAGGCCACTACGGGCTTCGGAATCGACCCCCATTCCACCCCTACCTTGGGACACTAAGTCCAAGCAGGATACGGCTTTCCCGCCATCCGCCTACCTGCCCACGACAGGCCCAAAGGGGTTTGGCTAGCGCGTAACGCTATGTATGTGTGATTGAAATACTAGATTGCGGTACAATCACCGCGACTAATACTAGCATCGGAAACCCCGAGCCCGTCTGAATGCCCCAAGCGGCATTGTGCGGGTTTTTTATTGGAACCGCCCATGACGATCAACTTCACCGAACTGTTTACGCGGCTGGGCGCCGGCATCCACGTGCTCGAGGTTGCCAATACCGCACGCGGCACGACCGTCCCGCCCGAGGTGCAGGACTACTTCGACGAGTTCGCGTCGGCGGACCTGGACTTCCAGCGGGCGATTGCCCCTGCCGAGGCTGCCAATCGCTCCTTCCAGCAGGGCGTCTCGTCGCTCACCAGCGGCATGCGCCAGTCAATGCAAGCCGTCCTGATCCAGACTGTCGCCGAGGACGCCAACCTGCCGCGCGAAGACCTCGAATCCGCCCTCGCTGAACTGGTCCGCCAGATGGAGGCCGAAGGTGAATCGGTTGACGCCAGCACGGTATCTGTCTCGGCTTCGGCGATCGCGGGCCACGGCGACGGGGTTCTGGTCGCTTCTGCCAAGCGGGCCGATGGCCGGTTTCAGGAGAACATGCTGGCCGAAACCATCCGGCTTGAGTGCACGGCGGACGACACCCCGAAAACGGCCGTCTTTGCAGCCCGCGGCGAAGTGGCCGTCACCGATCGGCTATCCCATGAATGGCCGCGAGGATCTGGAATCAATCGATCGATTACCGCGACCAATGCGGGCGGCACGAACCTGCTGACCAACGGAGGATTTGACGACGAGGACGACCGGCCGAACACACCCGACGACTGGGTGCTGTCGGTCGGGACGATCGGCACCACGATCAAGATGACCGACTACGAGGTGCAGAGCCTGACGGTCACCGGACCCCCGACGGCAGGCACCTATACCGTTTCCTGGCAGAACCCGGAGGGCAAGACGCTGACGACCGCTCCGCTGCCTTACGACGCTTCCGGCGGCGCCCTGCAGGCGGCTTTGCGGCTGCTCCCCGGCTTGGAGGCGGTCACAGTCTCCAGCACCGGCACGAGCCCCGAGTACACGCACGAGATCACGTTTACGGGAGTTGCTGGGAACCTAAGTCAGATCACAGTCACAAACAACACGACGGGCGGCACCTACACCCCGGGGACGACTTCGGCGGGCTCCGCGAACGCCTATATCGGCAAGGCGGTTGAATTCGACTCGGACGGCTCGCAGCTGACCACGCTCAATCAGCGGGTCACGCTCGCCCCCCTGAGCCAGTACGCCTTCAACTGCTGGATGCTGGCCGACGTCGTGCCCGCGGCTGGCGTGCTGACGATCGATCTGGTCGACGGCATCGGCGGGACTGTAATCAACGACGAGCAGGGAACGGCCAACAGCTTCACGATCGACGCGACCACCCTGACGACCAGCTTTGTGGCGAAGAATGGCGTCTTTCGCACGCCGCGCGTGCTGCCGCCGATCGTCTATCTCCGCATTCGAATCAGCACAGCGGTATCCGCGGGCACCTCGATCTTTATCGACCACGCCGCACTCGTGCAGATGCAGGAGCTTTACGCCGGCGGGCCGAGCGTCGCGATCTTCAGCGGCAAGTCCCCGTTCACCAAGGGCGGCGATCAAGTGGCGGCCGACGAGTTCACGCTGACCGTGGCGAATGATCGGGCCGGCGAGTTTCAGGAGTGGTTTGACCGGCTCTACGACATGCGAGCCAAGGGCTTGCTGCTGCCCAGCGACACCGGCGGCGCCGAAACGATCGACGACGCGCTCATTGCTTAACAGTTAATAGTTTTCACTTTTTAGAAAGGTTCGAACCCATGCCCACGCTTGTTGAACACGGCTGCGATCTCTCCGGAACGACGGCCAAACGACCCGGCAATGCCACGATCGGCCAGCGGTATTTCGATACCACGCTCGGTCAGGAACTGGTTTACACCGCCGACGGATGGAAGCCCTCGGGTGGCATCTTCGCCAAGGAAGTCACGTTCGAAGAAACCGGCGGAGCTGCCACGTACACCGGCGGAGTCACAGTCCCCGCTGGCGCGACAATCCTCGACATCGTCGTGCACGCGGTCGCCGTCTGGGACAACTCCGGCGCGGTCACCATGAAGGTCGGCGACACCGACGACGACGACGGCTTCTACGCCGGCATCAACCTGAAGGCCACGGACTTGGCCGATGGTGAATCGCTCAGCTTCGCCCAATCGGGCGGTAAAGCGGGCGCTTATAACGCCGGCTCGAACACGCACTGGACGAACCGCTATTCGGCCAGCGAGAGGACTATCAACGGCATTATCACGACCGCGAGCACCGGCGGATCGGCTGGACGCACCCGGATGACGGTTGTTTACGCCCTGCCGACCATCACCGCCGCAGTGAAGAGCTAAGTCGATGGCCCGCACGAAAGGCAACCCGGTCGACATCCTCAAGGCGATCGTCGACCGGCTGATTGATCAGGTGGAAGAGTGTAACGACATGACGTGCTATCTGGCACTGTCTCCGGATGCCGTTGCGCAGAGTGCGGGCGACTTCACATTCGTCGTCGCCCCGCTCAGCGGCACGTTTGACCAGCGATACATCGAAGGCGGCGGGCAGGAACAGATGAAGGTCGACGGCGGCATTGTCGTGAAGATCCATTCCGACAGCCACCTCGACCATGTCGCCCGGGATACCGCGTTTCTCACTGCCCACGGGCAGAACGCGCTCGACGTCGCCCGGCGGGTGCTCAAGGCATTGTCCTGCTGGTCGCCGGTCAAGAACCAGAACGAAATCACCCGCGACCCCCTGACGCCGACGAGCTTTGTGCTGAGCAAGAGCGATAACGGGCTCGGCGCAATCGAAATTGACTTCGCCTGCTGCTTCGATTGGGACTTGGCTAAATGATCAAGTACGCCGGCCAAAACCTGCTGCTACCCGACGAGGGCGGCGAGCTTCAAGCATGGCTCGACCGCTACTGCTCGCTGGCCGACATTGTGCCCGCGTTGGTATCGCCGAACCTGAAAGACGGCCGCACGAGGCCGCAAGGCAGCTGGCCGCACGCGGTCGGCCTGCCGACGTTGAATTGGTCGCAGCAGCCGCCGGAGTGGAAGCTGAATTCGCTTTGGTGGCCCACCGGTGCGAGTCGCCATGCGATCGGCTTGTTCCTGGCCGACCATGCTACCGTGCAGCTGATTAATGCGCAGCTCAGCGACGACGGATCGGCCACGCTCGAGATAAGCGACGGCACGACCACCATTTCGCCCACGATGTACCTGTTGCCGCCGCGACCGCTCGCACCCGTTATGGCCGGGGCAAACCCGCCCTGCCTGCTCGTGCTGGTCGACAAGCGGTATTTTTGGCAGTGGTCGAAGCTCGGCGCTGTCGCCTATGGCCCGACGACGACATGGGCGGACGTGCTCGGGGATATCAATTCAGCCCTGGGTATATCTGCCTCGGCGAGCGTATCAGCCGATTATCTCAATCCCGATTGGTCCGAATGGGTCCGACAGTATGAAAACGCGGCTGTGGCGATGGATGCTTGGGCGGCGAGTACCGGACACCGGTTTACGGCCGCTCCGGACGGCACCTACTCGCTACAGGGGTTTAGTGCGGCGGAAACGGCGGTTGCGGCCAATCTCGCCAGCGTGCAGTTGGTGGCCGGCAATGCTCATGTGATCACCGCGGCAACGGCCCCCGGAACGCTCACGGTTGCCTTTGCGAAGCGGCAAGGCGGGATTCCCCACCAGCGAGGCGACTGCTACCAGGTGACGAAGCAGGCCAGCGATTACGGCTGGGCCGATGCCGCACCTGGCGCTGCGGTCATTCACTCGACTTGCCAAGCGGATTTCTCGAGTCGGTCCAGCGATCCGGACAACGCGAGCCAACTTTCCGCCCTGGCTGCCCGGATCGCGACCGACTTCTACGGCTGGAAACGCAAGCAGTACAGCGCAACTGCTCCCGGCGTAGTGCATTGGCAAGTAAACGGCTTCGACGATTTCCTTTGGCTGCACGTAGGCCACCAGCCGCAAGCGGACTCCGCCTGCCCCTGCGAGGGTGAGGAGTCGCCGTACACGTTCCACACGCGGATTGAGTCACTGCCGCCATCGTTCGGGTTCGAAGAGCAGCTAAGCCAGCGCTCGGCCACCAAGACGTTCCGTCCGATGCCGATCTTTCGGGCGCGGCTGACGGCGGACTTTCAGGAAAACGGCAACGGCATCTATCAGGCCTACGCCCAACTTCTTTACGACGCCACGGGCGGCAGCGGCACGATGAGCCAGGCCGGCACGGAGGTCACCGTCTTCGACACGCTGAACATCCGCGGCTCGGCTGGGGCCGGCGCGAAACTCTGGGTGTCTGCACTGGCGGCCGACTCCAATATGTTCGAAGTGGTCGCCGGTCCCGGCGCCGACGGCCTGATCCGCTTCGAGCTGTACGGCGGCGACTTGGATTTGGCCGGTGAGCAAACGGCCAAGGTGTGCGTGATCGACGGCGATGATTGGGTCGCCACCGATACGACAATCACAGTCATGGACC